ATATTCCAGGCATACAAATCTTGAATTATTCCTTCAGTGAAAGCATCGAAGTTTTTTACAACGTCCTTTATCGCAATGGTTATAGTAGCCATCCTTCCAGAAGCGGCTTGGGCTGTTTCATTATTAACTCGCTCACCAATCATCCATGTTGGCAAACAAGTCTCTTCATCAGCAAAACCTTTGAATGTGTCTATAACCGTAAGCAGTTCATCGATATGGGAATTGAACTCCAATCCTCTAATAGCGGGATACTGTGCTTCAATACCACGTCCTTCTCTGAACCATATCTTTCTTGCATAAATAGAGTCTACGTCCGTGTCTGGTGCGAGTAGAGACATATTGACTTCTACCTGCGGTCCAGCAGTACACGCAGCATTATCTAGTAGCATTCGGGAACCGGCAGAAATAGAAATCTGTGAATGTCTCATCACTCTCGCGAGACCTTCTCCGTATATCGATGTTTCATCTTTCTCATAGTAAAACACTTTATATTTATCGAGTACACCGTAATAGAGAGCTACTTTGATTGGCTTACCACCAAGCAACCAGACATTTGCCGCATATTCAAGAGATACATCGTCAACAGTAACGCCACATGCTTCCAAGTCGGAACCATCAACATAACCCCAGTATTCGAGAACTTGATACTTTTTGCCAGTCTGTCTGTTCGCTGATCGTTTATCATCATCGTTATTGGTTTGAAATCCTGCCGAAGTCTTATCCGCACCTGCCTGAACATCTATAACCTGAAGGTCTATCTCCCAATTCTCTGCGACATAATCACCTGATGGATGTTCTTCAAGATGCTTTCGTATTATACCGGGATAGAAATCATCACGTTTCATTAACTCACGAAGATCGTGTTTTGTCATGACATGACGTTCAAACGAACCATCCATAGTATCAAGATCAGTAACCGACATATCAGGGTACCAATCCCAGAGCCTTACGAACTCAAAGAACGGCACATCTTCATTGTCTGTAGCTTCTTCATAGTCACCGTTGTCTACTGGTTTCCATTTACGTTTTGTCTTGTTTCTGATTAAGACACCCTTCATTACCCCTGTGCCATAGGTAAGACCAGACCGAAGGACTTTTTTTGTTTCTTCAGAATAATCCATCTCGGTAAATTGGTCATCCATTACACTTACCATCTTTTCGCAGGTTTCTTTCGCATACTTTTTAATGGCAAGATTAATCTCATCTTCATCAGGGAAGATAGGTTCACCATTTTCATCTTCAGTTAAGAGTGAACGTGCAATCTCTACGACCGTCTCTTCAGAAATAGATGGTTCAGGTGTTGGAATCGCTTCCCAGTTTCTATCGTTCTCTGGGAAAAGCATCTCGTGAAGCCTGGAAAGGACTATGTTGATTTTTGAACGTGTGATCTTTGGATAGACTTTGGAATTACCTGCTTCGATTTTAACATCAGGATCGTAGATACCTTTCACCTGTCTTATATCTTCCAACCATTCCAATTCCTTCGCTCGACGGTACGCTTTATTTGTATCAAACTGTGCTTTAAGCCTGTATCCAAATTCAATGGCCTTTACAGGATCAGTAAATATTCTTATTATTTCATCCATGGTATCCACCTAATGGCACAGTTAGTTTTTTAATAGTACCTACAGATACTATATGAACCTTTCCATCGCTACTTTTAATCATTGGAAATTCATCGGTTCCATCCCCATATGGATGTAGAGTTACAATGTCGCCAACAATTCTCGTTCTTTCATGAATAACTGTATCGCCTATTTTAAAATCACCCATTATAACCTCCTAATACCCCGCAGTTCTATCTGCCGGTCTGTAAGTTCTATTACTTATTCGTGCACTGAAATGATCCCATCGTTTTTTACTCGCATCCTTCTCAACCAAATATAAACATAGCATCTGTGTAGCATCTGAAATATGACTTGCAAAATTCTTTACCGGGACGGATTTATAGTCTTCGTTTTTACTGGTTGGGTCTTTAGCGTAATGATAAGCGCCGTTCATAGCTTTACGTAAATGAGTGCAGTTGGGTGAAATCAATAATCCGGGTTCTCCGGCATACATTTTATTTAAGAAATGTTCTACAGAGGCTATCCTTGGAAGGAGTGCGTTTGTTGAAGCTGGTTCTATGTCGTTAAGTCCTACCTCTGGTGAATGAAGAACTTCAAAGCACGTTGACTCGTCTGTAGGCGCGCGAGCACTACCAGAGGGATCACCATACCCCATAAGATGATACCCGAAATATTTAGTTCTCAATAAAGGCAATAGTCTGTTAGCACAAAACTGTTTAAGCCCCATACCATCAGAAACCAATTCATCAATTATCCTTAACTGCCCCAATGGAGTTACCTGCCCGATTACGCAAGTTGGTTGTAAGGCGAAGTCAAAACCAACGATAAGGTCAGTTCCAGGCATGGGTTCAAGGATTATTCTTGACATATGAGTTGCATCTGCGAAAGACTGAAAGACAGCCTTACCAGCTATCAGGAATCCATATTGACCATGGATATAGACTCGCTTATACATTTCGTCTTTGCCCTGTGCGAGATTTTTATAATAATCTTTTACAAGATGTGTAGTATTCTCGGCTTTAGCACTTAACCCGCTTGGTTGTCGCCATAACTGCCAACCTTCAGGACGGACTATCTCAAACATCTTGTAGAGATAAGAACCTTCATCGGGAGGGTTGCTATCCATTATTATTCCATACCACGATGCACCGCCATCTCTAGGGCCGGGATATCTTCCTATACGAGCATCCATGGCTTCGATAATCACTCTGTCGATCTCTCGTGCTTCATTAAACCACGCACCTGTGACTTCAAGAGACAGAAGGTTTGATACTTGGTCAGGTCTATCTAATGCTCTGAATAAGACTTCAAGATGAACACCGGGGAATCTTGTTATCGTGTATGACTGGTCAGTGACTCTCCACTCACCAAAGACTTTTGGGGGGAACCAATCATGGAAGGTTTTTATTGTTGTATCGAGTAATTGACGAGCGGTATTTCTAACGACAACCCATCTGCTTCTACGAATACCATCTGGACCGGGAGCTTGTTCGTGCGCTCTACGGATTATTTCTATGACACATGCCGTGCTCTTACCACTGCCAAACGGCCCGAAAATGCAACGATTCCGCAGGCTTGACAGTGCAAAGTCACGTAGGGTAGGAGCATCACTATAATCATACAAAACCTGATAAGGCTTAGAAGGATCGTTCTGTAGTGCTGTAGTCATTTTAACTCCTTACAATTTAACCCGCCCCCTTTCTTAAATCACTCTGCCATAACGCACGGTGCGTAATACAGAAGATTTGTCTTACTTCCGACAAAGGTTGCAAGATCGTTAATTGCATGTCCTTGATTTGAAAGCAAGCTATTTATGTGAAACTCGGCCACACAATACTCTATTTTATCCAGTAGTTTACTATCGTAAAGCGCATTATATTCCATCCCCTCGATGTCTATCTTCATGAGTTTCACTGCTGGAAATTCCCTGAGAATGCTGTCCAAAGGAATCAATACTACTGGTTCTCGATATTGTTCTTCAGGATTAAACGTACACATCCCCGTTGACCCGCCTGAGTACACTTTAGAGACAATCAGTTCAGGAACATCATGACCAACACCAACTTGTCTCGCATCCAGCTCTACGTTATTGAGAGAACAATTCTCTTTCAAATCGTTAAAGGTTCTGCTGATTGGTTCAAGAGCGACTATCTTAACACCGGGGAAGGCTTTTGCCATGAGGATTGAGAATATCCCTTCATTGGCGCCGATGTCCAGTATCACATCACCCGGAGAGAACGTCAAGCCCCGTTCAAATACTTTATAGTTGTCGTTGAATATTTCGTTGAGCAACATCGGTGCGGTAGGTGTTTCTTTGAAGTATAATTTTTCACCCCTGAAATCTACTGTGTGCATTTTTTCTCCCTCAGAATAGCATCTCTAACATATCGTGTGATTTTTCTATCATCAATTTTGCCCCAGTCAACTCGTAGTTTAATCCCTCTCGAATATCCTTCAAGCAACCTGAGACGGGAAGCCGTTGGGACTTGTTGATGGACTCCCTTGCCAAGGTCTTTAAGAAAATTCAATTCATTGCCTGTCGTGTAACCCTCATCCATTATTTCACTCCACCCGGCGAAATTGCCTTTGTTATCTGTTGAACATCTATACCATCCGAACATCCTTCCGGCATCTTCTCTAAGCCCTTCAGGACAACAAATACTGCCTGTTTTTCTGAACCATCGCCATCTCTACGCAACTTAGCAGCCAACAATATCGATTCAAGACGCATCAACTCTTTCACCATAACAACAAACTGCTTATCATCTTCTTTGATTAACTTCAGTAGTTTCTTTTTCCCTTTGACTTTCTTGTATGCCCATCGCATATCCAAAAGCATATTATAGGAGGAATCATCCTCTTCCCCCAGAGCGAGGCGCAGGAGGTCTGCCTCGCTACTGGGAGCAGATGCCTTATTAGCATCCTTGAGTGCCTTCCTTTCTTCTCGTTCTATTTTTTCTAGTGCAGTCTTACTCAATGCACCGATCTTATCAGGATTGAACCCTTCTGTGATCTCACGATCCTTTTCTTTGGGGCCTTCTTTAGCCATTGTTTTCCTCACAAGACCGCCCTTCTT